GGTGTACAGGGGCTGCACCTGAATGCACTTGGCGAAATCCCTTTCGGGAACCAAGATGTTCGCGTCCAAGTCACCGCCACCGAAACGGAGGATTACGGCGGACTTTCCCCCTATAATGATGCTATTGGCTTAACAGGCTCAATGCTTGGAAGATCGGACAAGAGGTGGAAAGAGGTTCATGGTGTTACGGCATCCTTCACTGAGCTTTCTGCTTCTTCTACTATTTCTGCCTCTGCCTTCTTTGGCGACGGCTCTGGCATCACTGGTGTAACTGGCGATTGGGATGGACAACACACAGGGGACGCAGCCATTACTGGTTCTTTGGATGTCTCCACTTCAACTAGCTTTGGATCCGATGCCGCAGATTCTCATGTCTTTTCGGGAAGCTTAGACATAAGTGGAAACTTAATACCCAACGCCCGATTTAGCCACAATCTTGGCTCTTTATCCAAGCCATGGCGCACCCTCTATGTGGGTCACAGTTCTCTACATTTTGTATCTGGCACAACGGATGTGGGCACACTCTCGATCAGCGATGATAGTGTTCTTACATATACTGGCTCAACTACATTTGGCAACTCTCTTACAGATACTCACCAGTTTACGGGTTCTTTCTTGCAAACCGGCTCAGGAGGAACCTCTGTTTTCAAAGACGAGGTTAATTTTATGGGCAACGTTGATGTTGTCGGGGATATGTCTGCTTCTGCCTTTGTTGGTTCTGGCACTGGCTTAGTCGGCGTAACTGGCTCTTGGGATGGCAAGTTTACAGGTGATGGGGAAATCACCGGAACTCTTGACGTTTCACGTTCAACGAATTTTGGATCGGCAATATTGGATTCTCATAATTTCGAGGGGACAATAAATTCTAGTGGTAATATTTTACCATATTCTCGATTTAGCCATGATCTGGGCGCGCTATTGAAACCATGGAATGCCCTTTATGTTCGCCGCTCCTCTCTACATTTTGTCTCTGGAACAACGGCAGTGGGAACTCTTTCTGTCACTGGCCCAGGCAACGTTCTGACATATACAGGCTCGATGAGCGCATCTTCTTTTGTTGGAAATGATATGACAGTTTCCACGCTAACGGCATCAGGCATCGAAGTCCACGGACATATCGCCCCGGCATCTGGCAACCTTTATGACATTGGCACCATAGATAAGCAAGTAAGAGATATATATGTTTCTACTGGTTCTATCATTTTTGGAGGAACACACAAAATACAGGTTGATCCCAATGACGGAGGCTTTGTGTTCAACACCCCGCCGGGAATGCCCTCTCTTGCTGGTCTAACTGCCTCTTATGTTGACGTCGAAAACGTCATTGGCTTGCCCGATGTCTTAACGGAGACAGAGAACAGACTGCAGACACAAATTGATTCCCTCAGCGATCAGGTTGAGAATATGCCAGCTGGTGGCAGCTCAACGGTGATCGCCGTCGCAGGCATCGGATCAGGAATCATGCTGATATCTGATGATGGCGAAGGCGGAATTAATCGCGCCATTCTTCAGGAATATGCAACCAACTCAGTTTCTTATACTGGTAAAACTCTTTATCTAGCTGCAACTTCATCCAACCCGGTGGTTCCTTTTGCTATTCCTAGCAAGTTTTACTTCAATGAAGGTGGCGTATGGCACCCATCACATTTCTTTTCAGATTGTCCCTCCGAGGAGCCCCAAGTATCTTTGCATCCCGATATGAGTGATATTTTGAGTTTGGATGCAACGTTGCCTGCGGACTATGCAGTTCTTGTTGGGCTTCATGAAAATTCGTCATCTTACGGTGGACGTGCTATTTACTTAAGAAAGACTGGCTCGGCACCAGTGGGTGATTTTGAGCAAGAGGAAAAATATTATTTTAATGAAGGTGGAAACTGGCATGCTAGCGTTTTCTATAGCAAGGAAGAGGAGCAATAATGACGAGCACTAAAAAAGAAGAAGTATCAGTAGTAACCTACGAGCCCTCAACCATCGAAACTGTAGATGTGGCGATGTTCGAGTGGTTGAATGAGGAGATGGACCTCCACGCCCTTACAAATCGAGGCTTCAAAAAAGTTCCAGTGATCTGGGTTTCCGCTGAACGTGCTTATCAGTCGAAGAGAAGTAAAGAGATGAGAGATAAAGAAGGTGCACTGATCCTCCCTCTTATATCACTGGAGAGATCTGGTTTTGCGAAGGATCCTACAGACAAGGGCGTTGCGTGGGCAAACATTCCCCCCAACCCCGACGTCAAAGGGGGCGCATTTGAAATCACCAGAGCAATCAACCAGACAAAGACAGCAAACTTTGCCAATGCCGATTCTAAGCGAGCTACAGGGCAAATCAACTTTCCGAGGAAGAATGAAAAAATTGTCTATAACACCATAACTATACCATTCCCCGTTTCCATTAATGCCAACTATGTTATTAAAGTTCGTACAGAATATCAACAACAGATGAATGATTTGTTGCAACCATTCATGACAAGAACGGGCAATATCAACTACTTCACTGTAAAGAAAGATGGACACTCTTATGAGGCGTTCATTGATAGCGAGTTTTCTTCGGACAGCAATGTGGAGGATATGGGCGAAGATGAGCGCATGTATGAGTCACAAATCAGCATTCGAGTTTTGGCATATTTGGTTGGCGAAGGACCTAATCAAGATAAGCCATCTGTTGTTACTCGCGAAAACGCAGTGGAAATTAAAATCCCCCGCGAAAGAACAATGCTTGATGAGGGCGAATTTGCACTTTTAAATTGCCCACCTTCCGAGCGCAGAACCTCCACATCTACCGAAAGTATCAGTGCCGAAAGGAAAAAAGGCACCTAATAGCCATAAAAAACACTTTTTGTGCTTTTGAAATTCTTAAATACTAATTAATATGGTATATAATAGTGTTGCGACTCTTCCAATAGTCACGCACCCTTAAGAGGAGAAATCAAAAGATGTCAGCAAAAAAGTTTAGATTTGTATCACCCGGAATTTTCTTAGACGAGATTGATAAATCTCATTTGGATAGGGTACCTGCCGCCGTCGGGCCCGTCGTTATTGGCAGAGCCGAACGCGGTCCAGGGCTGCGCCCCGTAAAGGTAAGTTCTTTCTTAGAGTTCACCGAGATTTTTGGCAACCCCGTTCCGGGCGGAAACACTGATGATGTTTGGCGTAATGGCAATCGGACTACTCCGATGTATGCTGGTTATGCAGCTCGTGCGTGGTTAAAGAATGGTTCCCCTCTTACTGTTGTTCGCGTCGTTGGCGCTTCTGAAGACGATCCATCCGCAGAAGGCGTTGCAGGGTGGGAGACTACAAATTCCCCCAGCCCAGCAACTGGTTCTAACGGCGGAGCATTTGGGCTCTACATAGCACCCAACCAGCCGTCTGGAGCGGCGGAAATAACAGGAACCTTGGCAGCTATTTTCTATTTGGATGAGGGCTCCATTCGTCTTTCTGGCTTGAGTCAATCTGGTTCGGCAGGACCTCAAACTGTTGCCGGCGGCGCATGCGAACTTGTTGAGAGCAGCGGCGAAGATTTTCAATTCAAGGCAATCATTGCAAATGGTTTGGGAGTAGACACAAATACTGTCCCCTTTAACCTTAGTGTCAGCTCTGACATGTATATTAGGAAGCAGTTCAATACCAATCCTACATTGCTCGGACAGAAGAACCCATCACAAGTTGAATACTTTTTGGGAGAAAGCTTCGGTAGGAATGCTTATGACACGCTTCCGACTTCCGCTGCAACGAACGCAACAGGTGCTGTTGGTTTTCTCGTGGCGCTCAAAGGCGGCAACGCTAGAGAACAAGACGCCAAACCGGGATCAACCGGTTGGGTAATCTCTCAGGATATCGGACTTTCACAATCTTTCTTGCCAACAGATATGACAAATCTTTTTAAATTTACTGCTTTGGATACAGGCGGCTGGATCAACTCGAATGTGAAAATTTCTATTCGTGATATTGCGGCTCCCACAAATCCTGAGTATGATCCCTATGGGACATTTACCGTCGAAGTGCGCGATGCAAACGACACCGACGCCAACCCTCGTGTGTTAGAGAGCTTCACAGGGTGTAGTTTAGATCCCGAAGCCGCTAACTATTTGGCTGTGAAAGTTGGTGATAAATACGCCGAGTGGAACAAGTCCGAGAAACGTTTCATTGAGTATGGAGATTATAACAATAAATCGAAGTACATTTATGTAACTCCGTCCGACAAGATGACGAGCGGAGAGCTGGATCCCTCTCTTATTCCTTTTGGCTTCCGAGGACCCGACACTTATGTGACGGTTTCAGGAACTCTTGGAACCGATCCCAATGGGCTGTGGATTACTGAAATTCCTCACAGCTCTAGTAGTGGCACTGGAATTGAAGGAGCCTCCAGCGCAGCCAACCCGTTCATGATGACAGGTCCTCAGCTTCCACTCAGAAGCTCTAGTTCGTTTGGCGGCTTCGCGGATCCAACCAATGCATATTGGGGAGTAACCACCGATCAACGAGGTGCCAGCCGCTATGATCCATCTTATGCCGATCTGACACGCATGTTGCCAGACTTAACAGAGGTAGATCCAGCCACACAGGAATCTTTTGTATTCAGTTTGGATAACATTGCCTATGTTTCAAGTTCAACCAAAGTGTCTAATCAGGCATACTACCAAGAAGGACTTAGGGTAGATGGGAAATCGCTCTCTGCCGGTGGACTTCTTCCGGGACCAAGCACTGATCCCGTTAATGCTTCCGCCTCTTTTGAGAGCACTCTCGAAGCGGGATTCAATCGCTTTACGATGCCGATGGTAGGAGGGTTCGACGGGTTCAATGTAAAGAACAGAGATCCTTTGAGTAATACACTGATGGTAAACAAGGATGAGAACGATAGTTACGCCTTCAACTCCATTAAGCGAGCGATTGATACAGTTGCAGATCCAGAACTCATTGAGATGAATGCAGCTGCCATTCCTGGAATCACCAACTCTTCTTTAACCAATCACTTGGTGACGGTATGTCAGGAGAGAGCAGATTCCTTGGCAATTATTGATTTGGAAGATGGCTATGTCCCTGCGTATGAAAATGCCGACGGACTATCAGACATTGGTTCGGTAGATAAGACTGTTGCCACACTAAAAGATCGCGCTATGAATAGCAGTTATGCTTGCGCTTACTATCCGTGGGTACAAACCAAGGATGAATTTGGATCAGGTAAAATCTTTTGGGTTCCCCCATCAGTTGCCGCGTTGGGCACTTTCGCCAGCAATGATAAGAAGTCTGCACCGTGGTTTGCCCCGGCAGGATTCACCAGAGGTGGCTTGTCAGACGGAGCAGCGGGTATCCCTGTGATTGGTGTACGCGAACACTTGACTCGGAAGATGCGCGATAAGCTCTACGAGAACAACGTGAACCCAATCGCTAAATTCCCGGCAGAAGGTATTGTTATCTTCGGACAGAAGACAATGCAAGCCACTCCATCTGCGCTTGACAGAGTGAACGTTCGTCGTATGATGATTCACGTCAAAAAAGGTATCTCGAACATTGCTTCGACACTCCTGTTTGATCAGAACGTGCAAACAACGTGGGCACGTTTCCTTGGCAAAGCAGAGCCTTTCTTGAGAGATGTCAAAGCCCAACTAGGGTTGACAGCATATAAGATTGTCTTGGATGATACCACTACCACTCCAGACTTAATTGATCGGAATATTATGTATGCAAAGATTTTCTTGCAGCCAGCAAGATCAATTGAATTTATTGCCATTGACTTTATTATTCAAAGAACTGGGGCATCTTTTGATGATTAAAGAGGAAAGATACTACTTATTTATGAACGACACTCACGAGGAGGAATAACAAATGGCAGGTGTAAATTTTTGGACAAGTCCTAATAAAGACCCGAAGAGGGCATATAGATTTACAGTTACGTTGTCGGAATTCGGTGGCGGCGCGATTTGGTATGCTAATTCCGCGACAAAGCCAAAGTTCACTGTCAGCAACACTGAGCACAAATATATCAATCACACCTTTAATTACCCAGGAC